TGTTAAGATCATCAAGACCAACCACATTCCAAAGCTTGACCATGCTGGTGCTGGTAATGAGCTTGGTAGCTCCAAGTATAACCTAACCTGCAACGGTTTCGGTATCTTCGGAATTATCTTCCAGAGTGAGGCCATCGCTGGTCTATCTCTCATGGGCATGAAGGTTGACACCGTACAGGATGTTCGCCGCAACACCCAGTTCACCGTTGCAAGCATGATGAAGGGTACTGGTATTCTCCGTCCAGAAATGGTTAAGCTAATTACTGCTGGTGCAACAGCCAATGTTGCTGATGAGCGTACTGAGATTGCTGCACTACTCAGCACAACCACTGCTGCTAACTGGACAGGCGGCTTTGCTGCTGAATACGCAGTAGCCTAATGATTGACTCACTCTCTACTTTCGGGTTTGTTTTTATGAACCGCGTCTGAAGAGGAGGTGATCATTATCTACCCCCGGCCCCCTTAAGTGGGGGTCGGTGGGTTTTCTTTTCTCTAATAATAGGAGGCTATATGGGCTACATTACACGACTGCAAGCAGTCAACCAAATGCTACTGGCTTCGGGTGAGAACCTAGTAGCTGACCTAGAAGGCAACTCAGGTATCGACACCGGAATTGCCGAAACCATTCTTGATCAAGTTTCCCTTGATTATCAGATTCGTGGTCTTGCTCATAACAAGCACACACGAAAGCTGAATGCAGACTCCAATGGCTATATCTACTTGCCAATGGCAGATGCCGATGAGGGTGATATCATCAGTGCAGAGCTAACTTCATATCATGTAAATGATGATGGTTACATGCTCCGCTCAAGAGTCTTGAATGGAACTCCACCAAAACTCTGGAACATGACTGATGATACCGATGTCTGGGAGACAGGAATTGATTATTATGTTGAGATTGTCAAATTCATTCCTTGGGAACAGGTCGATACAGCCACCCAGCGATCCATCATGGCAACCGCTGCACGACAGTATCAGATCATGGTGCAAGGTGATGAAGGTTCCGATGCATTCTTGGCCTATCAGGAGCAGCTACATAGCATCCGTGGTCGTGCATCCAATGTCAATAACAGAAAGAAAAATATTCTAAGATCAGGCGATCCATACTTGAGATCCGCCGTCTATCGCAACATGTACCTGAATGATCCAAATAGATTCCGGTACTGGAGAACAAGAGGATAATTCATGGCCCCAATTAAACGCAGAGGACCACGGGGAGGTCTGGTATCTACCCGGCTTCCTATTTATACTCTAAACTCGGTAAGCACCCAAGCAGCAAACAAGCGGCTTCCCAATGAAGCAGAGCGAATGGACAATGCTTTGGTGTCGCTGGAAAGAGCCTTTGAGAAGCGACCCGGATTTGAGGTAATTCCCCAGTACACGATCTCGTCGCTTACCCAATGGGACTTTACCAATAATAACACAAAGTTTGATCTTTATGCACTAACATCCCTTAATCCAGCCACCAATGATCTTTGGTATTACTGGCATAACATTAGTGAAGCAGCAAGATTTCTTATTGTTGTTAATTTCTCGGCAAGCAACACAAATGTAAATTTATTCTATGTTTATCAGTTACTTCCAAATGGTACTTGGAAGGATGTTACTCCTTCGGGACAGACAACAGTTCCATCTTCGGTTGTTCCTGCTACCTCAAGAGAATACATTACATATAATCCAAATAACAAAGCAGCCGTAGACTGCTTAAAGGCAGTATCTATTGGTGCTAATATTATAATACTTAATACCAATGTATATGCTGGATTCAGTTCCGATACTGCCGGAAAGTTATTTACTCTTGGCGGTGTCGTAACAACCACTGATGATATTGTTGGAAGACCTATAACCTATTGGTCAACTACAACTACCAAAGAATCACTAACTGCTAGTTATTTAACTGAAAACTATATTGACGGTTATACTAGAAGTACTGCTGGTGGTTCTAGATACATTTCTGTTGATGATTTTAAATATAAACCAACATCTGCTACTGCCCCAGAAGCATTTGCTGGACAAAGCGTAGAAGATATAACAGATCTTTTATTACCCCCAAACTCTCCAGATTTTCTTGCTAATAACTCAAATCTAACCACCACTGAAACCAAAGCTGCTCAGATGTTGAGAATTCTATATGATCCATCACATCCGCATTATAATAATGGAAATACCCCAGCAACTGGTGGTGTGTATGGTAGAGGTAAGATTTATTTCTTTAGATCTCCCTACCTAGAAATGCCCTCTGGATATTATCGTGTTATAAATTTTGAAAAAGAACATACATATGCAGATCCAGCATTTCCAGCAAATACTTATACAGGCACAGGTTCTCCTTACTTCCAAAGAGTAAGGACACCAGACGCGCATTCTTATATCGACCCCCGAAGAATGCCAGTACGCATGACATTGACTGTCGATGCATCAGGAACTGCAAGTAATTGGTCAATTAAAGCGATGCCTTGGACACCACGACTGAGTGGAACCAAGGATACCAATCCCGGCCCAAGCGTCTTCAAGACAAGCACTGGTGCTCTCAAGCATGTCCAGATCAAGGCTATCTCTGTATTCAAGAATAGACTTTGGTTTGCTGCAGAGGATGGTGTATTCTCAACTCAGTTGAATAACTTTGAGAATCTATTTATTGAAGATCCTACTAATATCGTAGATACAGATCCAATTGATATTCGTACTTCTTCAAATACCTATAATGAGATTATCTCTCTGACACCATTCAGAGACTTCCTATTTGTAAATACAAAGGGAAATACGCAATTCCAGTTGATGGCTGGTTCGGCAAACGAACTCACCCCAACCAATGTAATGATCAAGCCAATCTCTTACTATGCGACAAATGGTAAGATTGAACCTCAACTCATTGGTTCACAGCTTTACTTCTATGATGCTGAAAAGCTTTACCTATTCGTAGGTGAAAACTCTTTTGGATATGCCTCTGCTGTCGAAGTCTCTTCTACAGCTGCAGGATACCTACCAAGTAACTATCTATGTGCAACTACCATTCCATCAAAAGATACAATTGCTGTTGTAGATGCGGATGTTCCTAATAACATTTATCTTTATACAGCTCGTTTCAGCGGAGATCGCGTAGTCCAGAGTTCATTCTATAGATATATCCTTGATTTACCAGACGAAGCACAGAATACTGAAGTTAAATCTTTGGCTGCCTTTGGAGATTATTTATATGCAGTAGTATATAATACAGGTCGTTCAAAGTATTTGTTATATAGAACAAAGCTCTCAAATGAAGATTATGATATCCCACGATTAGATGCATTGGCAAAAATAAAACTCATTCCCTATAATGTTAGTACAATGCCTACATATTGGAATGCCAAATATGATGCAGCATCTGGAATTACAACCTTTAGATTACCAAGTAATGGTTATTCTGATGCAAATGCAAGAATTGTTCTTGCTTCTGGTTGGGCAGCTCCAAGTGGAAGCGGTGAAGATATTTCATATACAGTATTCAATCCAACAAAAGGATCTGAGTCAACGTATTGTGAATTATATATTGATGGAAATTATGCCGTAGCTGATAACTATATTTACATTGGTCGCACTTATAAGATGCATGTAGAACTAAGTACTCTTTTTGTACGCGATGAAAACAACAACATCATTGATGGTGTATTGAATCTTCGTACAGGAGTCTTCAGGCACTACAAGACAGGTAATTATGATATTGAGGTCGTTCATAACGGAAGACAGGCTTTGGTTTCAAAGTTCACTGCTCCACGACCAGACCTAACATCATTGCAAGATACGCTCCCACTAGAGCCATATGAGTCTCAGGGAGAGTTTGTAGCAAAAATCTTTGGACAGTCAGATACCTCGTCAATCTCAATCGTATCTGAGTACCCAACACCATGCAACATAACGAACATGGAGTTCAAGGGTAAGTTCAAGCAGAAGTACACAACCCTCAGTTAATGGAGTCTATATGGCTTATGATAATTTAACAAACATAACAACATCCGTATCTGGATCTTGGAATGGTACATCCTTCTCTTATGCCACGCTTCCTTTGGAATCTGGCATTCCACATAAGGATCAACTGGAAGTAGAAAGAATCTTCTCTCTTCCAACAAGCCCAGATGTAGCTGGTCAGATTACGGTGTATGATTTACACCGAATCTTCATTGTAAATAAAAACGATTATACTGTAAATGAAACAACTTCAGTTATCAATGGTCTAACCCCCTCTAATCCAACGACTAGAACATACACCCTTACTGGTGGAACTCTTTCAGGAACAGTAGTTACAATCCCAACTATTACTGTTAGTGATGCTGTTGTTGTCCGTAGAAAGACATTCTCAAGTGGTAAGTATGTAACTTGGTCGGCGGGTACACGTTTGACTAGCGAGCAACTTAATCTTCAGATGAATCAATTGATTAAGCTCAATCAAGAGTTAATCTATAAGTTGGAGTCTGAATATCTAAGAAGCAGCGATGTAACTGGATCTTCAGCACCAGCCTTTGGTGTCAATAACAATCTAGACATGAATTCTAATAAGATTGTTAATCTAGGCAATCCTAGTTCTAATACTGATGCTGTAAACAAACAGTATGCAGATGCTCAATATGTCAAGGTAGGCGACTCTATAGCCCAGAGCATTACCGGAGCAAAGACCTTCAGCGGAGCTGCTCTATTCCAGAATACAGTTACAATGGATTCAAGTCTATTGGTAACTGGCATGACCACACTAAATGGTGGTCTTACAATGGATACTAATAAGTTCCTTGTTGCCAATGACACCGGAAATACTACTGTAGGTGGTACTCTTAATGTTACTGGAGCAACCGTGCTTTCCAGCACACTGAATGCAGGAGCTTCGACTCTTGCCTCAGCTTCAGTAACTGGAGCCTTGACTGTCGATACAACTACGCTTGTGGTTGATGTTTCAAATGATAAAGTTGGTATTGGAACGGCAACACCATCTACAGATTTACATGTCAGAACTAGTGGTACTCCAGAAATTAGAGTTGAAACACCAACAGCAACTCAAGCTAGCGTAGTATCATCAAAAGCTGATGGAGCAACTATTGATATTAGAACTTATGGTTCTAGTGCAAGTGGTGCTTCAATTGCAGGACAAACAAGACCAAACCTTACAGCTCTATACTCAACAGCACCAACAACTTCAAGTTTGGTTGTAAATACAGTTAATCAAGCTCCTATTGTGTTTGGAACAAACAACACAGCTCGTATTACAATCCCAAGCAATGCTTCTGGAATTCAGTTTCCATCTTCTCCTGCACTAACTACCAATGTAAATACTTTAGATGCTTATGTAGAAGGTACACATATAATTGCTACTACAGATTTTAGAGGAGCAACTACAGCTGGATCACATAATTTATCTTATAATACACTTTCTTATACACGAATAGGTAATCGTTTATTCTTTGATTTAGACTTAGGTACTAATGCTTGTACAGTAGATGGTTCAGGACAAGCACAAATTATAAACCTACCTTTTAATTTAGATAATGCTCTGTTTAATATATCTTTTTATGCTTCTTTAACTACGCCTGTAGTTGATATATCAGCTCAGTGGTTAGGTACTACTATATATTTTTATGCTTCAGGAGGATTAGCATCTGGAATAGGTGATTATAATATTAACTCATTCAGAACAACAGCAGATCCAACTTTTCATATTATAGCGAGTGGTACTGGTAGAATAGTTTAATTAAAGGAATTATATATGGTTGAAAATAACCTTGCAATATATGTTTCAGTTATGCAGTTGGCTATTCTCACCATTGGTGTAGTCACTGTCATTGTCAAATTAGGTAAGCGAGAAGCCATGATAGAATCTAATGCCGAAGAGTTAAAACAACTCAAAGAAATTACAAAGGATCTAGTCAAGGCTGACATTGAAAATGGCAAAAGCATCATTACAGTTATTGGTGATCTAAAAGCACTGAAGCACCGTGTTGAAATGCTAGAGTCAAAATGATTCGCTATCTCTGGTTTTTATTTCTGGTTGGATGCTCTTCAACCGAAGAGATATCTACCAGCAACCACTACATTCAAAAAGAAGCAATGTCTATACTACAAACAACTGATATTAAGGTAGCCCACAAGCATGCCCACAATATCATTGGTGAATCTGCAGACATTGCAGGAGCGGTTGGCAATGTAAAAGATACTACCCCTTGGTGGGGAGACATGATTACCTATGGCTTCATTGCCTTGGCAATCATCGGCGTATGTTTCCTATTATGGTATACCGGCGTAGGTACACTAATTAAAAAGGTGGTCTATTCATTGGGTCTGTTCATTCCTGATAAAAAGATTCAGCAAGCCAAGGTGCTTGCCGAGGCAAAGGATGATACAGATCCAACCACCATTCGTGAAGCAATTGCAGTAATGAGAGCCAGTGATCCTGCGTTCGATGCTGCATACAAGAAAGTGAGTAAATAACATGGATTCATTCCTAGGTTCAATTTGGTTCGCTCTTATGCTCTTTGCAGTCGGCTACATTGCGGGTTCTGTCGTTCCCGTAAGCAAGCTGCCTGAGCTTTTCAAGAAGAAGTGAACAAAGAATTAATTAACCTCCTTAATCAGCGTCTGGTAGAACGACTACTGGATGATCTTAAGGATGACACTAAATCGACTCCCGGCCTGTACCAAGTCGTTCGCGGCGTGGTAAACGACAACCGGGAAGCGTTGGATGGCATTCCCTCTAGTACCCTTGATACCCTTGAGGATGCTATGAAGGCCAAGATGCCATTCAAGTTTAAGTCTGCTCAGATCTAAACCCGTCCTATGGGGGAGAAATCCCCTATAGGGCGTTTTATTACTTAAGGCTACCCAGATAGCCAGATATCGTTAGAACCGTTTATAGGCCATTCTAGGGCCATTAGGAGGCAAACCATGAAGCCACCCCCAGAGGTCATAGACGACTTCCGTAATCACCTATACTTTTGCTTCAAGTACTTGGGGCTAGGGGAACCCACCCCACTCCAGTACGCCATAGCCCACAGGCTGCAGGACGGTCCTAGCGACCATATCCTACAGGCAGGGCGTGGTGCTGGCAAGAGTGTAATTACGGCTTGTTATGTTTCATGGATTCTATTGAACAATCCAAATACTACGGTACTTGTACTTTCTGCCACGGCTGACAAGGCTATTAAGTTCGTGTCCCAGACCAGATCCATTCTGACTCTGGTTCCCTACATGAAGACACTTGAGCCACAGGAGTTTGACAAGGACAGTGCATTTGGGTTTAATGTAAACAATAGAACTAAATTCACTCAGGATCTATCCGTGACTGCCAGAGGTATTACCTCCCAGATCACTGGTCTACACGCAGACAAGATTATTGGCGATGATGTAGAAATCCCAGAGAACTCCGATAGTCCACAGGCCAGAGAGAAGTTATGGGAAAGATGCCTTGAGTTGGAGAATGTAAAGAACAAAGAACAAGATTGTTCAATTAGATTCCTAGGTACGCCACAATCCAAGGACTCCGTATACAACAAACTAGGTGGCATATACAAGATTATCAAGTTTCCCGCAGTAATGCCAGACTTGGATAATCCAGAGGACATTGAGGATGTTGATACCTATGTGTTGCAATTGGGCTTGGAGTCGGGTAGTTCGACTCAGCCAGAAAGATTCTCAGATGAGAAGCTTGCTGAACTTGAAGCAAAGATTGGTCCTACAAACTTTGAACTCCACTATAAACTCAAAACGACTTCAGCAGACAACAAGAAGTATCCGCTCAGGCTTGAAGACCTGATCGTTATTGATGTCGATCCAGAAGTCTTTCCCGTCAAAGTAGTCCATGCAAAGAGCGTGGTAAACAGACGGGTATCGTCTTTTGGAATGAAGGGAGATTTAGTCTATGAGCCAATGCACATTGAACCTAAGTTTGTCCCATATTCACAAACCGTCATGTTCATTGATCCCTCTGGCCGTGGCGCGGATGAGACTGCAGTATGCGTTGCATCGTTCGCTCATGGCTATGTTGTCGTCCATGAACTGCTAGGAATTCAGGGTGGATATGACACACCGACATTGAATCAGATTTGCAAGTTGATCAACCAATACGACATCAATATGATTAGATACGAGTCTAACTATGGAGATGGTATGTTTGGAAAGATCCTTGCACCTGTCGTTATGCAGAATTGTGGTCAGGTTGCCATTGAGGAATTCAAGGTATCGGGCCAGAAGGAAGCAAGAATCATCAATACGCTAGAACCTATCATGGCTCAGCACAGACTTGTCATGGATACTCAGGTAGTCATGGATAAGGATAATCAGATTCAAATTACCAGAATGCAGGAAAAGCGTGGAGCACTGAAGCACGATGACCGTGTGGATGTTCTTGCCGCTGCCGTGTCTTACTGGACCGATGCCTTGGCAATCGACCCCGATAAGGAGATGGTTGTCAGGCAGGAAGAAGACTACAAGAATAAAGTAAAAGAATGGATGAGCAACAAGAGATCCCTAGGTATTCTAGGAGATAGAATCTCCGGTGCTATCCTATTGAACGGAAAAGAACCTAAACAAAATAAGTTTGGTAAATCCATTCTAAGGAGAAAAATATAATGGTTCCATTAATTTTAGGTGGAATGGCTTTAGCCCAAGGAATTATGGGTGCGTTTGCCGGGGCTAGCGAAGCCAAGGCAAAAGCTATGGCTGCAGAGATTCAGCAGCGCAATGAGAACTTCAGGGCGCAATGGCAGAACGAAGCCAACAACAGAAATCAAATGAGACAGTTTCAGGCTGCTCTGGAGCGCAACCGAGCCATTGAGCTTGGTGCTACCAGAGAGCGAGCCTTGGCCGAGCTATATCTGGATCGGTCGTTCTCAAACCAAAAGAGCACACTAAGCAAGCAGACAGCTCAAACAACCGCTTCATTCAATACTGCAATGGCTGGTCGTGGCATGGGTTCCCAGAGCGGAACAGCCAGAGCCTTGATGCGCCAGAACATGGAAGCATTGGGAGCCAACATGCTTGCTCTTAAGACAAACTACAAGAATGCTTATCGTGATATTGAATCACAGCAAGCAGCCAGATTGTCACAGAGAGCGGATACCTCATGGCCTCAGCAGACCACATTCATTCCAAACAAGCAGCCAATCATCGACTCCAGTTCCTCAGCTTTGACAACTGGATTGATTTCAGCTGGTCTTGGTGGAGCTGCCGCTGGCTACAGCGCACAGCTTAAGTATGGCTGGAGTGGCGGTGGTAGCCCACCAGTAGCAATTGCTGGAGTAACTCCCGGTGTCTTTGGTCCTCCATCACCATAAGGATAATATACATGGCTAAAAAAGATTTATACTCATCTCTGCAGCAAATAGCTACAGAGTCAGTAATAGGACCAGCAGCTGCCAAAGCACCAGACGCAAGCAAACTCATTGCGGCTGAGGAAAAAACTAAGCTTGATGCAGTAACCAAAAGAGCAATATCAATGTATCCCAACGCTCCTGAAGATAGATTCAACTATTGGAAGAAGAGCGTGGATACCACTGGCTTGTCGAATGAGGCAAAGCAGTATTACTGGAAAGCATATCAAGACCTCAATCCAAGAGGCTTTGAGGGAACCAAGGAAGACTTCATCAATGTCACGGCCAGAGAACTCAAGCAGATCTCAGGCACGACAGCAAAGGAGTTCTTCTTACGAGACAGAATCGCAAACTCTCCTGATTGGGTAAAGCCAATTCTTGAGCCTGAGCTAGCCAAGATATCAACCGTTGTTGCCAATGCCAACTACAACAAGTCGGCACAGGTCTATGCGGATGATGTTCGTGGTCGTTCAAAGGTATTCTTGTCCAAGGCAACCCTAGATCCAGACACCGCTATTGATGATCATACAAATGACTTGGTAAGACTTGAGCAGCTCAATCTGCTTGATGTTGCCGATGTCGTTAATGGTCGGGCTGGTGTATACAAGGATGACGGAACTTTTGTTCCCAGCTTTGCCATCAAGGATAGAAACGATATCTTCAAGAACGATATCTACGGTTCTCCCTCGGCTGCTGAGCAGCTAAAGGTAAAGGAAACTGCAAGTCCTTACTTCAAGGAAGCAATCGAAGAGTCCATATACATGAACCGAAACAAGATCAAGCAGGATGAGCGAGCCTCAGAAGCCGCAGCAACCAAGATGCTTGAAGAAGGCAAGTTCACCGTCGATAGATGGGGAGAGGCTTTCTCAATGGTTCCAGAGTCTGATAAGCGACAGCAAATCATTCGTGGAATTAAGGGAGAGATTGCAGCCAAGCGAGTATCATCCTATAAAGATCTAGCACAAACAATCTATACCGCCATGAGTCAGTATGGCGATATGTTAGGAGACATGAATAATGGCTAAAGGTGAATTAGACTCACTACGCTCATTGCTCAGCAAAAATCCAGCTGATCCACTAGAGCAGACAATATTTGAAAAAGGTCCGGAAGTCGGATTCACGACTCCAGCCATGCCAATCCTGACACCACAGGAAGGACAGACAATCCTTCCCGGTGTTATTGCCTCGGTAGATCCCGGCATTGCTTGGGATGCTCTCGGAGCACAGGCATTCAAGCTGGGTGGAGATTTGTTTGAGCAGACTCTGGATTACCTGATTGACTCCAAGGCCAACGGTCTTGCGGATCTTTCGGATATGTATAAGTCCAAGCTAGATAATGCTTATATTAAGTTATCTCAGACAGCAAAAAAGCCCGGTGGTTTTGTCGATGATACAAAATTGGCAAAGCAGGGCGGTATGTCATGGAAGGATGCTAAGACCAGACCAACAGCAGACAATGATGTTGTGACTGATGGTATCTTAAATGAGATTGCGACAATCAAGGATGAATGGCGACGAAAAGCTGATGAAGTTCTAGAAACTGGAAAAGGTAATTGGTATACTCCAGCTGTTAATTATTGGGATGAAAACCTAGACATGAAGAGTCTGGGAACCAAGTATCAGCAACTTGCCGTATCAGCTAGACGGGCAGACCGTTCTATTATGGATCAGGCTGAGAAGTTATTGTTTGAATCTCAGTTTGCCAATCCAGCTGGTGGAGGAAAGACCGGAACAACCGAAAGCGTCAACACAAAGTTCTTGGCGGGTCTTTTGCCTGTATTCACGGCAGAAGACAAGGGACTCCGTGCAGATGGTACAAAGAGATTCCACACTGTCGATCCAACGACAGGAGCGGAGACACCTATCAGTGTAAATGGAATGCCTCTCGTTGTGCAGGATTCGCAAGGTAATACTTATTTCAACCCACAGTTGCATCAGATATCTCCAGAGTTGACATTCAACGCTATTGATAATCCTGATGACTTTAAGTATTATCTGACTCTTGAGCAGAGCACAACTGATAATTCGGCCATTGCTTCTTACAACGGTACGCTCACTCCTGAGTATACCAAGATCTTTGAGAATATAATGAGCCAGCCAGCTTCCACAAGAGATCCTATGGCTATGTGGAAAATGGGAGCGGTATTTGCAATGCTTCCCCCAGAGTCTGTTGCAAACTTTGTAGAAAATAACAAGATGTCACAGTCAGAAGCCGATGAACTATTGCTTTATGTAAATGGAGCAAGAGTTGGATACGCTCCTTCAGATATGACTAAGTTGCGTACTATTTCTCCAGAAGACTTTTCAGAAGCAAGAAAAATCTGGGGAGTTATCAACGATATGCAGCTTGCTACCAGCTCTGGTACTATGGCTGCTGGAGATACAGCATTACAAGTACAGAATTTAACTAATAAGGTAGCGGTACCTATAATTGGATTTTATCTTAGATTAACTGAAGAACAACAAAAAGAATATGTAATAAGTATTACACAAGATAAACGATTATATGATAATACACCAAGTACAAACTTGGCATCCTTGTTATCTCGTAATCAGCTTCTTCAGATTCCTGTAATGAAAGCAATAGCATACTTTAAAGCAAATCCTCTATTACTTGTTGATGAAAACGGAAAGCCAAGATCAGAAGACGATATTAGAAAATCAGTTCTTTCCTATCTCAATACAGAATCAACAAGAGCTGGTATTGTCACAATCACTGATCCCGATACAAAGCGACCAGTGAGTGTTTATAATCCAGACATGACTTGGGCAAATCCAATACTAAGCGATCCAGAAAACATCCCAGCTTTCATGTCAATGCCAGCTACTGCCTTGTATACTCAAGGTCAGGCTATCAGAGAAACACCAGCAGAGTATGACTTTGCTGTTGCAAAGAATGTATTTGGTCGTTCCATTGATAGGACTTTATTTGCATCTATCTATCCAACTATTTCAACTGTAATCACAGATACAGAAGGAGTAGAAAGAAGTTATGCTGGTCTTCCTCTTGCTGAAACACTACGACTTGGAGCTGCTTGCAGCCCTGATGTATTAAGACAGTATGGCTGGGATGGTACCGAAGAAACCAAGATAAAAGCAGCAATGGCTGCTCTTGCTGATATCAAGCCAGCTTCTGAATGGGGCGTAAAAGCAGACCTCACTGGTCGTTATGATACATTTGCTTCCACTCAGCGTGGTGGTGTTGCTCTTGGATTCAATGCAATTCCAACAAACAGTGGTAAAAACTTGTTTGATTCGGTCATTAATAGACAGCGAACAAGCCTAGCTGGTCCTATGTTTACTCCTGAAAACGGAAACACAGGCACACCAGCGTTGTATGTTCCCGCCCAAAAGCCACCACAGGTTACTGATAAGACATTCAGTGAGCAACTTTTCACAGCACGAAGACTACGCGCAGCAAATCTTCCAATGTATAATATGGTAACTGGAGATTCAATTCCATCTCCTATATCTCAACCTCTTGATGTTATTCTGCCGCAAGTAAATGGAATAGCATCTATTCCAGAGTTGGCTCAGGCTTTTGCTTATATGCAGAACGAGCCAATTGAAAACGGCAAAGATGCTTATGATTTCTTGAATTTAAATCAAAGAGCTATTATTGATATTGTCAAAAAGAATTCAGAATACAAGGCTGGCGTACAGTTAATGTTTGCTGAGTTTGATAAAGGACCAAGTGATCGTAAGTTCTTTACTCCTGCCAATATGGAAAAACTGGTAAGAGCAGCTAATGAACAAGGAATAAACAATGCATTTGATTTTACTTCCTATGTTCTTGCTGTTGCTCAAGCAAAA